TATATAAAAGTAGAGTTCTTGTTTCTGGAAAATAAATAAAATATAATTCGTATATTGTATATTTTATTTTTAAAAATATCTATTATGTTTAGTTTAAAGCAATCGCTATCTGTTAATCCTGAAATGTGTAAATATATTAAAGAACAAACTAACAAATCTATTACAAGGTTACAAAAACAGTATTCAAAAAAGGACAAGTTAGAATGGGTTTCGGCATTTAGAACACAAGTTTCTGATTTAGTAAAAAATGAGGATTTAAATCCAAAAATGCTAAATATTTATTTTGTATTACCATTTGTTAGTTTAATCTCTTTTTTAGCAGGATATAATTTTCACAATATAATTCAAAAATATAAACTACTTTAAACTTTTCTTTATATATAATATGAATTCAAATGAAATACAAAATGATAAAGTAAAGTCAATATTAATGAAAGTTGAGACGCTTCAAAAAGAATATGAAGTTACACTCCAACAATATCAAGAGGCTGGGCAAAACTATATTACTAGTTTACAAAATGTATCATCAAATCCTTGTGCCAATTATCAAAATAATAGCACCGAAATATCTCAAGCTTGTTACAAAAAAATATGGGCAGATCAAGGATGTACTACTGAAATAGGGGTTAGTGATTGGTCAAACGCGCAAACACTTGATGGCTTAGTTTATGATAGTTATTTATGGGCTACTATGACTGATGATACTCATCGTAAAGGTTGTTATGGAGATTCAACTAATTATACAACTAACACAGTCCCTGTTAATCCAAATACCTCAGTATTTACAGCTTTGAAAGGAAGAACATGGTGGGGCACCGGTGGATTATCTGAAGGAACCGTAAATTCACAAGAAGAATGTGAGAACATGTGTGCTAATTCCCCTGAATGTTCTGGAGCTACATTTAATCCAGTAAAAAGATATTGTTGGACAAGAACAGGTGATATTGGTATATCAGCAGGAATGGATACAGATTATGCGTTAATTACTCAACAAAAAGCAGCATTATCTGTTATGAAAATGATAAATGAACGTTTATTAGATATTAATAAACAAATTACAACTGCTCTTCAAAGCATAAATCCTGAAGTTAGAGAAGAATATGAACAAAAAAATCAAAAACAACGAGAATTAAATTCATCATATAATCAGCTTTTAGAACAAAAAATAGAAATAGATAAACAGCTACAAGAATATTATTCAATAGACCAAGAAGAAAACAATCAATCCTTATATGCTACTCAGCAAAACGTATCTTTCAGATTTTGGGTTCTAATCACATGTTTAGTTCTTTTAGTAACTATTAAAAGAATGGTTGGGTTAGAATCTCCAATAACAATATGGTTAATAATTATAATAGTTTTAATAATACTAACATTTAGTTTAAGTAGACCATCTGGTTTTATTATGTGGTTTGTTTTGTTAGTTGCTATAGTTTTAATGAAAATTGGAAATTTGCCAAGTACATAAAATAAATACAAAATAATATTATTATTTTATTTATTTATATTAAGATGAGTAATAATTTATTAAAAATATCTTTAAATCAAGGTAAACAATTTAACATGTATCAAAAAAACATTAAGAACCATATTACTAAAACTGATAAACAAGTAAATAAAAAATTAAATAATAAAGAAGGGTTTGTAACATTAGAACAAGAACAAACGGTTAGACCAAGTTTTGATGGATATTCTCCTGTTCTAAATAATATGCAACAAACTACAACATTAACAAATAATGTTAATCAAAAGAGTTTAGATGAACTTAAACAGTTACAATTGCGATATAGTAGTCTCATTCAACAATATACTGATATTCAAACTAAAATAGGTGATTCTTCTTTAAATACAATTAATAGATTAAGTTCTAATAATCCTTATTTAAATAAAACTATTGGTTTTACAACAGGTGATATTTGTTATGTTACTAATCAAGGAGTAGTTAAATGGATACCATCTATGGAAATTTGGAGTTCAGTTAATGCTCCAAAAGAGGTAATAAGTGTTAATATTCCTTGGGATGAAAGTTATAATACACCTGGAACACAGATTCCCACTAATCCACCTTTAATTTCTGGAACTAATGTTCAAAAAGGTCAGTCATTAGGTAATGAAGGAAATAATGTTTACGCATCAAAATTAATAAATAATCCGAACAGTTTATATGTTGGTTGTTATAATGATAAACCTTCATCAACTAATGTGAATGTAGTTCCAGTAATGAATGCTTCTAATAATGTTAATAGTTTTAGAAGTAGTGCTTCAAGTATTTATTTAAATTCTAATGATTCAGTAGGTCCTTGGGCAGCATTTGACCAAAATCCGAATACTTTTTGGCATTCAGAAGTAAGTTCTTCAAATAATTATAATGCTAGTACTGGTGTTTATGAAGGTTCTAATAGAGTTGATATTAAAAATGTTGGAACTATTGGTGGTGAGTTTTTACAAATTAATTTGCCAGCATGGACAAATAAAAATGCTTCACAAAATATAACGGTTAATCAATATTCTTTAGCCCCTCGTTTAGATTTAATAACTACAAGGAGTCCAAATAGTTGGTATATTCTTGGTTGGATTGATAATGAACAACAATGGTATCAAGTTGATAGACAGCAAAATCAATCTTTTACAAATGGAACACCAAAAGTTTATAATGCGGGTTCTCCAGGAGCATATAGTGCTTATATTTTACTAATTGATAAAGTTGGTAATGATGAACAAACAAGTAACAGATATTGTGTTCAAGTGGCTGAATGGAATTTATTTACGAATTCAGATTCAACATTTACAAATGAACAAAGGGCAATGATTTTTAATCCAAATGCAATTGGTTATACAAGTTTTGATAAATGTCAAGAATATGCTGTTGAAAATGGATATAAATATTTTGGTTTACAAGATGTTCAACCAGATGGAAATGCTGCTTGTTTAATATCAAATGATATAACTAGAATACAAATATATGGAGATGCTTCTAAACAAACAAGTTCAATTCCAATTTGGGCATCAAATACTAATGGAACAGGAGCTACTAGTTGTTATTTAAACAATAATAGTAGAATTATTTTAAAAGATAGTGCTGATAATATTATATGGAAATCGCCAAACCAACAAACAAATTGTGATTGGGGTGGACATATAAATCCAGATACAATTACAGCTACATATGGTGCTAACTGTAATGATAAAGGCTTTAATGTTACTCAAGGTAATGCTACAGATAAAGTAAAAAATAATTTAAAATCAGCAAATTATCCTAATCAATTATCCTTTCCTGTTAATAATTCTAATTTAGGAGATCCAGCACCGGGTTGTCAAAAAAGTTGGGATACTTCTTATCAGTGTGGTGATGTATGGAAAAGCGCACATATTGATTATGCTGAGGGTCAAAACTTTATATTTGAATGTATTGAACAATCTAATTATTGTACATTCTTTTTAATACTACAAGATGATGGAAATTTATGTATTTATAGAGGTGCTGAACCTTCTGATAACAAAGGTGGTATTTGGTGTACAATGACAAACGGTAAACAAAAAAATCCGAATCCTAATTGGGTAGCTACAAAAGGTAAATTTGGAAGAAATTATTTAAAAACAGATGAAATGTTATCACCAGGTGAATGGATTGGTTCAAATGACGGTTCATTAATGTTAATTATGCAAACAGATGGAAATCTAGTATTATACACTTCTGAAATAAAAAATGGATGTAAAGTTATAGCGGATAAAACATATGGAGTGGGGTCGGTTAATGCCGTATATCAAATGAATGAAGCTGGAGATAGAACAACATTAGGAAAATTGGGATATGTTGATTCAGAATCAAACTTACGTGAATATCCTGATTTAATGATTGGTTTTACAAATAATTATCAAATATATCAAAATACCGATTCTGCTGGTAATGATATTACAAATTTAGTGGTTCAAGATCAAAATGGTTGTCAAACAGCATGTAATAATAATTCTGATTGCGCAGCGTATGTTTATCAAGGTATGTCTCAAAGTTGTTGGTTAAAAAATAGTTCAGCGTTTCCTAAGGGCGAGAAACAACCAAATAATAGTGTAAATCTAGGTGTTAGACTGCCAAAATTAAAAGGTTCAACAACTTGTAGTAATAAAATTGTTAATGTTGATACAATTCAATACAATAATTATTTAAAAGGTTCAACAATGACACCAGATACAAAATGTAATGTTTCTTTAGTTTCGCAAGAAGACCTAATACGATATGATAATATTAAAAGTCAATTAATTACACTTGGTAATGATATAATAGAAAAAATGGAAAGTTTATATAATCAAGATAATACAATATATACAAAGTTAAATACAAATGCTGAACAATTTAAAAAGGATTTGGAGAAGTATAAACTAACAAATTTAAAAATAAAAAAAGAATTAAATTTACAAAGTAATAATATAGAAGGTATGCAAAATCTTAATATAAATGATTTAAATGGTATGTTGTCTGATTCTGATTTACGAGTTTTACAAGAAAATTACAGTTATATAATGTGGAGTATTTTAGCTGTTGGTATACTAACAGTTACAATTAATACTATGAGAAAATAAAAAGTAAAATAAATTATCTATCTATTTAATATAATGACAGATAATTTAAATAATTTTGATAGTTTACAAGAACGAAATCAACAAGTTTTAAATAACATATCTCAATTACAAACACAAGAAAAAGCACTTTATGATAGTTTAGATGATGTTAGTTTAAGTTCTGAACAAAAACAACAAATTATAAATAGAATTAATGAAATTTCTCAGATGAGAATGAATTTATATGCTGGTTTAAAAGATATGTATTCTTATTATCAACAAAATGTATCAGCATCAAGAACTACATTAGGTCAATCAATTGCTGCTGTTGATGTTCTTGAAAATGAGTTAAATCAAGCAAAAATAAGAATGAATTTGATTGAAGAGCAAAAATACAATAAGTTACGTTTAGTAGAAATCAATACATATTTTGGAAAAAGATATGATGCGCATTCTAGATTAATGAAAACTATTGTATACATATGTATCCCTGTTATTATTTTAGCAGTTTTAGCTAACAAAGGTTTTTTACCTTCAAATATTTATAAATTATTAGTTGTTATAATACTTGTTATTGGTGCTGTATTAATTGGTTTACAATTAATTGATATATCAAATAGAGATAATATGAATTGGGATGAATATAATTGGTATTTTGATAGAAATAACGCACCATCTGATAGTACTGAAGGAACTCCAACGGATCCTTGGGGAACTGTTTCAATAACATGTGTTGGTTCTGCTTGTTGTTATGATGGAAGCACATATGATTCTGAACAGAATATTTGTATGCCAAATTCAATATACAATCAACAACATTCACCAACAGAAACAACCGAAACTTTTAAAGGATTAGAAAAATATGGTTATACTCAATTAAAAGCTACTACATTAAATAATACAATTTCTCCCCTCTTTGCTTCTTTATCTAAATTTTAAACTAAAAAAAATATAATGATAATACAAGATGAATAACTTATTTTCAAGTATACAACAAAGTTTGAATCAAACTGATAAAAAACAAACTTTACTACAAAGACAACAAGCAAGTCAAGATAAAATAAATGAATTGCTTGAAAAATCATCTCAAGCAATTATGTGTGGACCAACATGTCAAAAAATTAAAGTAAAAGAAGATTTAAAACAAAAATATTTAGATGCTGAAACAAATATGCAAACTGCTCCAATAAAGCTTGAACAAAGTAAAAAAAATTACTATATATTTACTGAAGGTAGAGCATATTATGATAATATGAAGGAGGAAGAATTAAAAACAAAAGCAGAAAAAATTTCAGAAATGATAGAAGAAAATTTTAATAATGAAGTTTCAAGTGCAAACACTATGAATACGTATTTAAATACTGCTTTAATAAATTCTAAGAATACAAAGGAATTATTAAAGGAATATTTGGAAAAAAATCAGGTTTTAAAATTAAAATTAAGAGATAGACATGGAGATATACTAACAAATGATAGAAAAACATATTATGAAACAGAAGCACTACAAAGTTTACAATCATGGTATGTATTATTTTGGTGGATATATTATTTGTTAGTAGTAATCTTTATATTAGGTTTATTAATGTCTTCAAGTAATTTATCAATATTTATGAAGTTCTTTTTAGCTGTATTTTTTGTATTTTTTCCTTATATTTTTCATTGGTTAAATATATTATTGTATAATATTTATCAGTGGTTTTTAAGTAAAATGCCAAAAAATGTATATAATACTTTGTAAATATATAATTTTAAAAAATAGCTTAAAAGGGTTTGATACAAAAACTCTTTAAGTTGTTTTAAATATATATTACTCCAAATTATCTATTTCGTCTTCTCCACATTCATCCTCCTTTATCTTAAAATTATGCCATTTATTTGATTTCGCATTTTTATTACCAAACTTTTTAACCATCGCTTCTATTAATTCGGATAACTTTGGAGCCTTTCTGTTTCCATAATTCATTTGGAACCATTCCTTAAAAACATTATTTAATGATGTCTGATTTACACCATAAGAATTATCAACTTTAATAATTTTATCTGTAATAAATCCTGAAATAGCATCTTGACTTTGTCTATATTTATTGGATGCCGCTACTACTTCAAAACAATCATTTACTTCACCTTCTGTTTCACATGCTCTCTTAATAAGCATTGAGATGAATACGGGAGCCCATTTTGGCAATTTTTCTTTTAAACTTTTATCCTTTGGAAACACATATTTTGTATCATCTGTATGTGTTTCACCCTCTGAAATAAATTTTGACAAGAAATCAACTAATTTCATTCTTCTCCACGTTCCATCATCATTACTCTTAATTTCAAACAATGCATTTGTACAAACTACCAAACTAAACTGAGGAATAAATATTTCAGAATCGCAATACAATGCTCTTCCTAAAAGCGGATCACCACCTGTTAATTCTTTCATAATACCTTCATTAATTATCGCATCTTTTGATGGTTCTTGCATAACCGCATATCTAACTCCTTTTAATTGCATTACTTCTGGTGTAGCACCACCAATTGAGCTTCTTTTATCTGTTACTAATGTAATTGGCACTGTTCCTTTATAATCCCCTAAACACTGAGACATTAAATCAGTCAAAATCGACTTACCATTTGAACCAGAACCCCTGTAAATATTAAATGTGTGTTCTTTCTTTACACCAATTAGTACTGATGCTAAGTGGTCCCACATATATCTACAAAGTTCTGGAAGAGGAAATAATTGTTCCATAAATGTCATAATTTCATTTGATATTTCTACTGTATTATGAGGTTTAAACTTAATATATGGAATTCCAGTGGTTTTTGTAATATAATCTTCAGGATAACCATCTCTAAATTCCTTTGACTTAAAATCAAATACACCATTTGTAAAACACATTAAATATGGATTTGAATCCATATTTTTTGAGAAATCTTTATCAAAGAAGATTTCCATTGCTTCACGCATAATATTATTTTTATCATTTGTTTTCTTAAGTTTAATACAAATTTCTGCTATTTTCTTAATTTTTCTTTGAAATTTTTCATGATTTTCATCACTAGGTTCATAATGTTGTGCTTCCGCTAAATATTGAATATTCTTCTCAGAATACAATTCAAATAAATCTTTTGAAATTGCCATTCTTAAACGCTGTCCTTCATCTTTTTCCCAACGATGTTCATTAAACACATACCATTTCTTATTTGTAATACTACTACAAACATACTTATCTTTAAATAAATGATATAAAACCATTGCATAATCCCAATCTCCTGCTTCAAATATTGTATCTTCAATATATTGATCAATTGTATGCTTCTTTACTTTTTTATATTCTTCTAACGCATCTTGTTTTGCCCAATACATAATTGATGCTCTTGTTACTCCATCTGGTCTTTTGTTAAAATAAAGTTTCCAATCATTATATAAACTTGGAATTGTTCCATAATCAAAATCACTTGCTTTTGATCTTAACATTACCCAAGATAGAAACAGTCTATCATCTGTATGTTTTAACGCAAATGCTACTTTTCTATTTAAAACATGAGAACCAGGTTGATAATATTTTTCTGGTAAAATTTGCGTATATTCATGTGTTTCTCTAATATATTGTTCATTTACTTTCAAATTTGCCATTACAGAATTAACTGCTTTCTTAAGAGTTTCTAGATTTGTTATATCAGATAATTGAAACTCACTAGATTGTTCTTCTTCAAATACAATATTAACCTTACCTTTTGAGTTTATTTTTTTTATTTTATTTGTTTTTGCTTCAAGCCTTTTATTATATTCATCCTTAATCTTATGATTTAATTCAAACTTAACATTATTATCATATTGTGCTGATAATAAATGTAAATCTCTTAATAAATCAATATCTTTTAATTGTCTTGCGGTTGTCATCCAATTATTATCCTTCAAATCTAATTCTGCTGTTAAATAATAAGTTAATTTATAAGCTTCATGACCAGGTTTTTGAGAACCATACATTTGCCAATTTACACATCCTTTGCTAATTCCCTCATCTAATACTTCACTCCAATTATTCTTTAATGGTAATTCCCAAATATCACCTATTTGTTGTAAAATTTTATCACGTAACATTATTTGTAATGTATTATCCATTTGAATTCCTATGATCATATGAATACCATCTTTTGTAAATTGTTTATCCGCAACCCTATTTACGTTTGGCTTTTCCATAATGAAGATAGGAAAAGATTTATTTTCCTCAAAAACAAAGAATTCCTTAAGTTCTTCTAAATAAAGTTGAACTAGATCCTGTATATGTTCAGAAGTATGTAAACGTGTTGTTACATCATATTCGTAACGAAAATCTAAATCAACTAATATTGGACCATTTCCATCTAATTGTCTTTCAGTCAAGTATTCCTTACGACCTTTAACAAAGACATGTTCATAATATAATCTACGAAATATTGGTAATTCTTCTTTATCAATACTAAAAGCACCAGCATACACATTTAATTCTTGGCTACCAATCCTTGTATGAGTTATTAATTTTTGATTTCCTGCTCCTGCAATTCTATTGTTAACAGAATGCTTTAAGAGGAAATCCGATAAAGTATTATATTGTGACGATGATGATATCATAGTTTTCATTTGTTGATATAATATGTTAAGATTTTTCTATTTCATTTTTTTTTATTTTTAATATATAGCCAAATTATTATATTTTAAACGTACTTAAAGAAAAATAACACCATTGATTTAAAAACAATTTTACACTCTTGAAAATTTAAAACCACACCTTTAATATTTTTTT